AAAATGGGTAGGTATATATTTGCGGCAGATTATTATGAGTATCTACCCATTTAATTAGTTAGGGTCTTGACTTATCCGATAAAATAACTTATATATAATATGTGGGTGATACTCTTTTTTAACATACTATTCACATTCACCCACACAACATAACGGAGAAAGAAACATGAAACAGAAAAGAAAAATAAGATCATTTAAGAACTCAGACTGGTTGATGGTAACACCACAACATGTAAAGTTACACATAATGAGAATAACAACTTCTTATTGGTATAATCCTAAAAACAAGATTACGATTAGAATACCATTAGAAGAAACACATCACATTATGATTGGTAAGCATGGCTACAAAGCAGCTGATGAATTGTTAATGACAGAAGAGTCTAAGAAAAAGAACTGGTCTCTACTAAAACCATTAAAGGTGGCGTAATGAGTAAAGTATTTGAACATTATTTAGAAGAAGCTGAAAAGACAATGGATGTAATTTTAACATCTTTTAAAGAAGGAGAAATTACAAAAGAACAAGCAGTATTACAAATATTAGCAAACAAAAATATAAAGATTTGTATATTAGATGGTTTAAGTATGGATACAAAATCAGCGATTAATGAATTGTTAGATGCTCCAGAAAATATGCCTGATAGAAGTAAAGATCCATTTGAAAATGAAGATGAATACAACAATATTACTAATCCAGGAGAACCTAATTTTTGACAAAAGCTAAACATCTTATTAGACGAACAGATAGAGTATCAGGTTTTGATTTAGATACACCGGGCTGCATTAGTTTTTCCGGAGGCAGAACATCAGGTTATATGTTACGGCAGATATTAGATTTTTATGATAATAAATTGCCAGAAGATGTGCTTGTTGTTTTTTCTAATACTGGTAAAGAAATGAATGAAACATTAGATTTTGTTCGTGATTGTGAAACACATTGGAATGTAAAAATACATTGGGTAGAGTGGCATGAAGCAGAAAAATTTGTAGAAGTAAACCATAACTCCGCATCACGAAACGGGGAGCCTTACGATAAATTAATTACAAAAAGACAATTTTTACCCAATCCTGTCACCAGGTATTGCACATCAGAATTAAAAATTAGAGTCATGAGAGAGTTTATGGTTAGTAAAGGACATGACTATTGGGTGAACTATGTTGGGTTGCGGTATGATGAGCCACATAGGGTAGCAAGATTGTCCAGGGCAAAGGATAAAGAAAGATGGGATAGTGAAGCACCATTACACATAGCAAAGAAAACAGTACGGGATGTTGCAGCGTTTTGGAAAAACAATAACTTTGATCTTAAATTACCTGCTATCAATGGTAAAACACCACTTGGTAATTGTGATATGTGTTTCCTAAAAGGTAAAAATACTATTATGAATATAATGAAAAACTATCCTGAAAAAGCACAATGGTGGATAGACCAAGAAAAAAAAGAAATCGGCACAAAATCA